CCAATATAGAATATAGAATAAAGAATTAGATTATAGAGTAGAGAGAAGGGCGGGCGCAGCCGTCCCTCTTGCTGGCGGTGTTAGTGGCGCTTGATGAGGCGGCAGGTGCCGACATCATCCCATGATCCAATGGTGCCAAGGCCAGTGCGCACGAGTGGTGCAGGCTTGGCGGAAACATAACGGGTCTTGCGTTCCTTCTTGGGAACCTCAACCCGTTTCACCATTGCATGATCATATGCAGGCACGGCGGGCTTGCTCTTGAGGTAGCAAGCCTTGGACATTTCACCCTGCACAGCGGCGGTAGCTTGACGCTTTGCACGGTCTACCTTTGCAGCCATTGCGCGATTAGCCATTTGACGTTCCTTTCATGTTACGTTGTTACTTTCCAAGGTAACCTTGCAGTAACCTTGGAAAGTAACAAGGGGCGGATGACCTAAGCCATCCGCCCCATGAAATGTTGTCATGTTGGTCCATGATGTTTCGGGCATAGCTACCAGAAACCTGCCCTAGTATCGCCCCCTTGCGGGTTTGGTAAGGCGGCGGGTCCGGCGCAATTTAATGCGCCGCATTCCTCCGGCCTATGCCTCCCTCGGTGGTTGCGCGCTTGTCACCGCATACGATGCGCGCCCCTTTCGAGGGTTTCAGGGTTTTTCTTCTAGGGGATCCCAACCCCGGCACGCGTCACCTTGCGGCGTGGCATAGGCTCGGGCGCTTGGACCTCTCCGAGAAGCGAGGTCCGGCTCAAGCCTCACCGCACGGGAGAGGCAGCACAGATTCACAATGTCAAACAGCAATCCGAGGTTCTCACCTCGGTAGGCACGGCTGGTCAGCGTCACCGCCTTCCACCCCCCTCTCGTGGAACCGGGTTACCTTGCGAAGTTGCCAGCGCCGCCCGGCAGGAGAACGGAAACCGGGCGCGCGCCCACCCCCACCCCCATCTGGACACGCCCCCGCCCCCCACACGCCCTGTTTTCCAGGTACCTTGCAAACAGCCACGACCCAATTTTACAAGGTTACATCTTGGTAACACTTAACTTACTTCCCCGATGCACAGTATTCGCACATGGCAAATTCCAAACCCCTCCCCCGCTTGCATTTTCCAGACCATGGTCTATGGCACCCGACTTCCAAGTACCCATTGACGACGCCCCCAGTCTTCCCCTCCAAATCATAACATTACCAAATGATTACACGGTTACGTTAACCCGATTTGACATGGGTTCGATCCTGCGCATACTGGTCTCGCTCAACCACCACTGCACACAGACTGCACAATCCACAGCGGTCTACTGCACACGAGCGGAGACAACCCATGGCGTCGATCTACCGAATCGGCTCGAACTGGCGTGCCCAGGTCCGGCTGAAGGACAAGCCCCCCATCTCGAAGGTGTTCCCGAGCAAGCGTGACGCCCAGATTTGGGCACGCGAGAAGGAGGAGGGCCTCTTCAAGTCACCGTCACATGATCCGATGATGACGTTCGCGGATGTGATGGCGAAGTACAAGGAGCACGCGCGCCCCGGCGGCAAGAGCAAGCAGTACACGCTGGCGAGGCTCAACAAGTACTGGGGTGCATGGCGCATGGCGGAGATCAACTCCGGTGCCATCTCCGACTTTGCCAAAAAGCGGCGCGACGAGGGCGCAGCCCCCTCGACGGTGCTGGCGGACCTGTCCTACCTGAGCACGGTCCTTGGCCATGGCGGGGTGCTGGCGGGTAATCGTGAAGCACAGATCGCCAGGATGGAGCTGAAGGCTGCCACCGCCTCGCTCAGGCACACCGGCACCGTGGCCGACTCAGAGGAACGCGACCGTCGGCCGACAGATGATGAGCTCCGCCGCTTGATTCATTTCTTCTGCTCACGCACGAAAGTTCCGCTGCCGATGGCGGACATTGTGCTGTTCGCCATTGCAACCTGCATGCGTCAAGGCGAGATCGTGGGTCCAGGCGGGATAAAGTGGGAGGACCATCGACCCAACCAGAAGTCGATCTGGGTTCGCGGGCGCAAGCACCCCAAGAAGCCCGGCGGGCGTGACGATCTTGTCCCACTGGTGAAGGGTCACGTTACTTTTGAAGGTAACATCATCGACCCCGTTGCGATCATGGAGCGGCAGGCCAGTGCATATCTGCGGAAAGGTGTGATTTTCCCGTTCCGCGAGCAGCGCGTGTGCGATGCTTTTTCCAATGCGTGTGAGATTTTACGGATCGACGACCTGCGGTTTCATGATCTCCGGCATGACGGTATTTCGAGGCTCTTCGAGGCGGGCTACGACATCCCGCAGGTGTCGATGATCTCTGGTCACCGGAGCTGGAAGAACCTGCGTAGATATACGCATCTGAGGCCGTCAACGATCAAGCAAGTAAGCCTGAGTTAATTTTACAGAAACAAGCTGGGTATTGATCTCGTTCAAATCCCTCATCAAACTACCTCCAGATAACGGGGTGACTGGGAGGGACGATTGAACGACGGGCTACGGTCCGGTGATGTGCTCCGGGCGAGACTGGGGCTGGTTACACCGGACGAGCTTGCGACCATGCTGGACGTCGCCCCCGAGACGCTCCGCGAATGGCGCAGGCTCAAGCAAGGGCCGGACTTCGTGAAGACCGGCAAGGGTGTGATGTATCGAGAGGTGGACATACAGGAATGGCTGAAACGCAACGTAGTGCTGGTCGTCAGGACGACAGGATGAGCGAGGACGAGATCATGGAGTATCTCGATGTCCTGGACCGCACCGCCGATGCCAATGATGTGCTCATCGCAGCAATTGAGAACCCGGATCACCAGCAGATCCTGAAGCGGGACAACGAAGTGCTACGGGATATTCGGTCGCGTATCTGGAAGCAGTTCACGCCAGTTCTTGTTGACGTCTTGAATTAGTCGCGTCATATTGGTGGCGTTTCCTGTGATTGATCGGTTCCTCCCCTGACTTGGCCCCCCGGCGCTCCCACGCCGGGGGCTTTTTCTTTTCCAATACCCGTGCTATATACGTCGAGTCTTAGTAGGGACTCCTAACTCGACCACCCTCGACAGGCGGTTACTTCCTTTCAGAGCGACCCGGCATCTAGCAATAAAGCCCCTCGGTGCGAATCCACCGAGGGGTTTTTATTATGTCCAGCCGCCCGCTGATACGCGCTGGCGCGGCGCGCGGCGCGGGGCCATGAGCCGGTTGGCGATCATCTCACCCATGCCACCGTGAGCAGTGACACACGCGTACTGGAGCGCGTCTGCGATGTGGGAGTACTCGTTCTTGTCGGGCGAGGGCTTGCGCAGCCCAGCGCGCGTCTTCCCGTACCGGTAGCCGCCGTCCAGAGCACGAACCAGCGTCGGGCAGCGTTCGCCGTCGATGAGCATGGCAGGGCCGCCGTCACGCTGGCCCAGCAGCCACGCCTCGACCGCGCCCAGTCGCTTGTCGATGTCGTTGGTCGGTGCGGGGTATGCGCGCAGGCCGTAGCGCTTGATCAGGTCGAAGCTGGTCTCCTCGTAGAGTGTCGAGCGCTGCTTGCCCGCCGGGTCGCCCACGACAACCACCGACTTGCCCAGATAGCGCTCCTGCATGAGCGCAGGCTTGATGGCGCGCTGGAGCTGCGTCTCGAGCCCCACGTCCTCCGCGATGATCTCCTCGAGTACCAGCAGGCGTCCCTTGTGGTCAGCCTGGCAGAGCACCGCGCACGGGTCGCGGCCGAAGTCGAGGCCCAGCAACAGGGGGTAGGAGGAGATGGGCTCAAGCTCGTCCACCACATGGAAGGAGCGCTTGAACGAGTCGCGGAACACGGCGGAGCCTGACGGATCATCACCGAACTCGGCGTGCACATAGCGCTTGCACCAGTCCGGCGAGTTGGAGCGCACGAAGCGCTCGTAGTAGGTGCGCCCCTGTGCGCGGCGGCGCTCGCTGTCCACAGGAAGTTTCAGCGTCTCGGGGGTCTGGGTGAGCCACTCCAGGTTCTCAGCGTCGTCGCTCATGCCGCCCGGCTGGACGAACACCTGCCAGTCGGAGGGCGGCTGCGTCATGAACTTGTGCCAGGGCGAGCCCTCGGATGGCATGTTCGTATCCGCGATGAGTCCGAACCAGCTCGCGCCGCCAAGGTTCGCCGCCGGGTAACGGCCGACACGGCCCGCCAGAGGCGAGATCAGTCCGACGTCCATCTCGATGCACTCCGAGAGCCAGCCGCCGGTGAGCTGCATGGAGAGCAGTCGGCGCTGGTCTTCGGGGTTGTCGAGCGGGATCAGCAGCCACTCGGAGCGGATGTCGCCCACCTCAATGTAGATCGTGTTGTCGGACACCTTGTACTCCGCCACGCCCTGAAGCCAGCCGGTGATGTCCTTGAGTACCGTGTCCTTGAGCTGCTTCAGCGTCTGGCGGACGATGGCAAAGCGGGTGTAGCGCAGCCCGTCGGGAGCTGGCTCCTGCTCGCATGCGCGCCGGAAGAGCTCAAAGAGGCAGGCGGTGGTCTTGCCCGAGCCCACGGGACCGGCGATCAGCCGCCCGAAGCTCTCGGATTTCATGAACGACGCGCAGGTCGGTGGCGCGGTGTAGTTGATGGTGGTCACCGAATTTTCTCCGCAATGGCGTCGAGATCCTGATGGAGAAGGCGCTTCATCCGATCCAGCCGACCAAGCATCTCGTAAGTGTCGTATTTGCCGCCGTAGAGGGTGCGATTGGAGTCAACTGCTCCCAGAGCAATGAAAACGTTTTGCACACCGTCTTCCTTGGCGATTTCCAGAGCCTCTTCGAGGATCCTGATGACCTCTTCGTTGCTCGGATTAGGGATCTTTTCGACGAGTTTCAGCGTCATTCGACGTCCTCATGGTCAATTACTTTGGAAGTAATCGGTTTTTCGATCTTCAGGGTCTGATCTGACCCCAAATTGATGGTCACGGAGAGCTTTTCGCCCCCAAGAGACGCGTCAAAATTGTTCCCGCCGATGCCCGCGAACTTGGAAATCGTCTTCAGAACCTCGATTTTCGAGTTCAAAGGCTCTTTTGGGTCGTGTGCGCGAGCAAAAAACTCGGGAAGTGCCTCCTCTACGAAGGCCAGACTCTTCAGTTTTACGCGCTCAGCGGTGTTTCCAGCACCCTGCCAAGCCTCAATTTCCTGGATCAAAACCGCCTTAAAGAACGTATTTTCCTGGATTTCGGCCCATTCTGAGAGGGTAACAGCGTGGGTTTCCAGAATGTCTTCGACCGGGCGAATATCCATTGCGATCTCGCGCGCCAGTTTCAGCAATGTTACTTCATGAAAACCCGCTCGCTTTTCAGTGAGTTCGGTCATATAGTGCTCCTGCGAGGGTTATTATTGCAAAGCCACCGCAGCATACTGTATCTATTAGGTGAACGTCGAGAGCCGGGTAATTTTTCATGGCAGTACAAGCGCTGGGTTCAGTTCTTCGGGTGGTTGGACCCAACCAGCTCGATGCCGCCATCAAGGCGCGCGACGAGGAAATGGCTGCCGCACAGGATGCAGCCGCGAGTTCCGACGAGATGATGGGCAACCTTGCGAATTACATCCGCAAGGAGTTCGACCAGATGAAGCGCCATCGGTCGAATACGCTCTCTGGCTGGTCTGACCGGCTTCTCAACGCGCTGCGCGTCTTCAATGGCCAGTACGATGCCGCCAAGCTCAACGAGATCCGCCAGTTCGGTGGCTCCGAGGTCTATGCCCGCATCGTCGCCATGAAGTGCCGTGGTGCGAGCTCGCTCCTCCGCGACGTGTACCTCTCGCCTGACCGCCCGTGGGGCCTCGACCCGGCCGACGATCCCAAGATTCCCGACGAGATCATGAAGTCGATCAACGAGCTGGTCACGGCCGAGCTCGCGGGTCTTGCCCAGTCCGGGCAGCAGCCTGACATCGACCAGATCCGCGACCGCACCCAGCAGCTCGTGGAAGCTGCGCGCCAGGCCGCCAAGAAGAAGGTCGGCCAGCAGGCACGCGTGGCCGAGGACAAGCTCGACGAGATCCTCAAGCAGGGGAACTTCTACAAGGCGCTGGCGGAGTTCATCTCGGACCTGCCGCTGTTCCCGTTTGCCTGCATCAAGGGGCCGGTGGTCCGCATCGTGCCGACCGTTACTTGGGAAAGTAACTCGGCCGTGATCAAGCAGGTGCCCCGCCTGACATGGACGCGCGTCTCACCGTTCGACATCTGGTGGACGCCGGGTGTCTCCGACATCGAAGACGCCGCGATCATCGAGCGCACGCGCCTGACGCGCGCCGACCTGAACGATTTGATGGACCTGCCGGGCTACAACCAGGAAGCCATCCGCCAAGTGCTCACCTATTATGGGCAGGGCGGACTCGTCGATAACTGGGACGTGACGGACGCTGAGCGCGCCGTGCAGGAGTCGCGCGAGAACCCGAACCTCAACCAGTCGGGCATGATCACCTGCCTCGAGTACACGGGCAACATCCAGGGGCAGATGCTCCTCGACTACGGCATGGACGAGAGCTTGGTCTCTGACCCGCTGCGCGATTACTATGTGCAGGCGTGGCTGATCGGGAACTACGTCATCAAGGTGCAGATGGCACCGTCGCCCCGCAAGCGGCACCCCTATTATGTCACCTCCTTCGAGAAAGTCCCCGGCACGCCCGTGGGCAACGGCCTTCCGGACATCCTCAACGACATTCAGGAAGCCGGTAACGCGACCCTCCGCGCGCTGATCAACAACATGAGCATCGCCTCGGGTCCGCAGGTGGTGGTCAACGACGACCGTATTTCTCCGGATGAGGACTCCGAGAACCTCTACCCGTGGAAGCGCTGGCACGTTCAGTCGGACCCGATGGGCAACAACTCGGCCCCGCCGGTCGACTTCTTCCAGCCGAACTCCAACGCTCAGGAGCTCCTCGGCGTCTACCAGAAGTTCATGGACATGGCCGACGAACTCTCGGCCATCCCGAAGTATCTCTCCGGTTCCGGTGCGTCTGGCGGTGCTGGCCGCACGGCCTCGGGCTTGGCGATGCTCATGGGCAACGCCTCGAAGATCCTCCAGACGGTTGCTGCGAACATCGACCGGGACGTCTTGGACCCGCTTCTTTCCGCGCTATACGATATGGTGATGCTCACCGACCAGTCAGGCATTCTGACGGGTGAGGAGAAAGTGCGGGTTCTCGGCGTCTCGGTCGCTGTCCAGAAGGAAACCCAGCGCGCCCGCCAGCTCGAGTTCCTCCAGATCACCGCCAACTCCATCGACGCGCAGATCGTCGGGCCGAAGGGACGCGCTGCCATCCTGCGCAACGTCGCACAGACGATTGGTCTCCCCGGCGAGCAGATTGTTCCGTCCGAAGACGAGCTCGATGCCCAGCAGAAGATGGCTCAGGCGCTGGCCCAGCAGCAGGCCATGCCCGGTCATGCTGGCATGGGCGAGAACGCTGCCGACGCTCAGGGCGGGCAGAACGATACCGGGGCCTCCGGTGACATGGGGCCGCGTACCAACATTTCAGGAGGTTCATAATGTCTTGGATGGACAGCGCGAGCGGTTCCAGCACGTTCCACGGTGGCGGTAGCAACGCCAGCAACAATGGTCCGTCGAACGGCGGCATGGGCGGCGGTGGCAGCAACAACAGTGGCAGCAAGACGGGCGGCCTCGGCGGCGGCCTGACCACCGGAAAGGTCACCGGCAAGACCGTGTCTGGCCCCTCCGGTGGCATGGCTGGGCCGCAGGCTACCTACAAGCATAACATGGATCCGCGAGATCCCATCGCACTGGCGCGAGCCAAGAAGCATGGAAGCCCGGTTGCTCCTGCTGTGATGCGCCCCACCTACCCCGCCGCGCTCGGGCAGGGCCGGTTGCAGATGATGGCTCACGATTACGCCATGGAGGCGATGAACAACCCGACCCAGCGGCCGTACAACGCTTCGACATCGCCGGGCATGGGTGCAATTCATCCGCCGAACGAGTCCACGTTCAACAAGAACGTTCCTTCCAATGCTGGCACCGGTGGTGGTTCAACTGCCTACAAGACCAATTTTGCCCGTGGCGGTGCTGTGCCGGGCAAGAAGAGCAAGTCAACCGGTTCCAAGAAGGGCAAGTGAGCCATGAAGTTTCCCGTGAAAACGAAGACCAAGACCGTGAAGCGCTATGCTGATGGCGGCACGGTGAGCAACACCGCCGACAAGGGTGACCTCCTGTATCCGCAGGTCTCCAACTCCTCGGCCAAGGGTGATCGCCAGTACCCGCAGGCATCCAACTCCTCGGCCAAGGGTGACCGTCAGTATCCGCAGACGAGCAACTCCTCGGCCAAGGGTGACCGCCAGTACCCGCAGGCATCCAACTCCTCGGCCAAGGGCAACAACCTGAACCCGCTTGGTGTGAACCGCGCTGCCAAGACCGACTTCGCCGGAATCACCCCGCCGAAGCCAAAGCTGCGCCCGTCTGCTCCTGCTGCACCGAAGGCTGCGGCCAAGCCGGTGACCAAGCCTGCCAGCTCCAGCCCGTCCTTCAAGGGCAACTGGACCGGCGCTGCTGCCACCAGCATGCAGAAGCGCGGCGGCGCTCGCACCAACGAGACGGCGTTCCAGCGCATGACGCGCAATTCCAAGGGCAAGTGACATGAAGAACTTGTCCGGCAGTCCGCGCGGCAGTGGCAAGTCCGCAGTTCGCCAGGTCAAGGGGCCGGGCATGAACGAAGGCATGAAGAAGCCGCGCAAAAACGGCTTCCCCAAGCCGAAACCTTACAAGCCGTCAAAGGCCATGAAGTCCGCAAACTCCATGGGTGGCTCTTCGGCGGCCTCCTCAAGTTCCTACCTCCCGGCATTCCGGGACGGCGGAAGCGTCCAAGCCATGGCGAGTGGCAAGGGCAAACGATCCACTTGCAAGTAATCGAGGATAACCATGGTGAAGACCAATAATTCCGTGCCCAACGGCCGCACGAAGGAAAAGGCCGAAAAGACCAACGTCGGTGCCAAGGGCGGCTCTACCAAGATGTTCGGACCGCAGGATGCCAGCCCGGCCGTCGCCGGTGAAACTGCTGCCCACAATGGTCGCAAGTCTCCCAACAACAAGTGGGGCGTGCCCAACAATGTCGGCAAGACCGGCGTCATGGGCAAGCAGCGTGGCGCTGCTGCGGCAGTTGCCGGGAAGGTGTCTTCCGGCGGTTCGGGCGGCGACAACTCCTTCAAGGTATCCGGCGGCAAGGGCCACATGGCGGGCTTTTCTCCGGCGGCCAACGCCAAGGCCAAGTAACCATTTCTTACTTTACGAGGTAACAACCAATGTCTGTTCGCAAAGCATATACCGATCCCAGCGACGTCTCCGGTGTTCTGGCTGATCGTGATTCCTACACCAACGGCATCACCGCTTATGCCGGTGGTGGCCAGACGAACGCTGTCGCCCTGACGGCGACCTACAACCGCATCACCACGGTTGCCACTGCTGGTGACTCGGTGAAGCTCCCGGCGGCCATCGCCGGTTCGCGCACCGTCGTCTTCAACAAGGCGGCGGCCAACTCCCTGAACGTGTTCCCGGCCACCGGCGACGCGATCAATGCCCTCTCTGCCAACGCTGCCTATGCGCTCGCTGCCACCAAGGGTGTCGAGTTCATCTGCTGCGTGACCGGCATCTGGGACACCAACCTGTCCGCCTAACGGAGGCTTTCATGGCCAACAAGAAGGACGGCTGCGGTGCGGATGACTCGCAGCGCAAGGACTACAAGAAGGCGACGGCTCCTACGCCAGGCGTGGCGAAGAACCTGAACCTGAACTCCTATGGGAAGATGGGTAAGGGGTTGAACTCCGGCTCCCTGAACATCTTCAACATGGGCAAGAAGTGAGCCAGGACAGGCAACTGATCCTGCTTGCTGCCCGGCTTGCCCGGAGCTCGCCCGAGAATTGGAAACAGTTCTTAGACGGGTTCCGGGCATACGCCGACCAACAACGCGACAACTGCATCCAGTCTCCCCTCGAAATCCTGCCCGTAGCCCAAGGACGTGCCCAGACTGCTGCGCACCTCTACGGCCTGCTGGCAGATTGCATTGCGAGCGCAGACAAAATTGAAGGCAAGCGTAAGTGAATACCCAAACCCTCCAGGACGATCCCAACCTCAAGATCCCCGCCGCAGTGCGTGCAGCAGCGGCCCGCTCGGATGAGCTCATCCGCCAGATGCGCGGCGATGAGGTTACTCCCGAAAGTAACCAGCAGACCCAGCCTGCTGATGGCCAGCCTCCCCTGACGGCTGAACCCGGCGCTGAACCCGCCTCAGAGCCGCCCAAGCCCGCCAGCAAGGCGGCCTCAGAGCCGCCAAAGTCCGACGATGGCGAGAGCTGGGAGCACAAGTTCAAGTCCGTGAACGGCCGCTACCAGCGTGCTCAGGAGCAGATCCGCGACATGGCGGATCAGATCCAGAACCTCCAGAACGTCATCGCATCATTGCAGTCTGCCCCGCAGAACGTGCAGATCCCGGAGCTTCAGGCCGAGCGCCTGATCACCGATGACGAGGTCCGCGACTACGGCGAGGACTTCCTCAAGGTGGTCGGCAAGAAGGCCAAGGAAGAAGTTGCCCCCGTGATCAAGGCATATGAGGCCAAGATCAAGGAGCTCGAGTCCCGCCTGAACGGTGTGAACAACGTCGTCCAGCAGGACGCGACGAAGAAACTGGTCGATACACTCGACGATAAGTTGCCGACCTGGCGCGACCTGAACACAAACGAAGATTTTCTCAACTGGTTACGGTTGCCAGATCCGTTTTCCGGTGCTATTCGTCACGACATGCTGAAGGCGGCGTATGCCGCAGGTAACGCCTCCCGCGTACTCGCCTTCTTCAACGGCTTCCTCGCTGAAGAGGCTGCCACGACTCCCGTGAGGGAAGAGCCGGAAGTGTCCACCCAAAGGGTGGCAAAAGTCCCGCTCCAGACCCTTGCGGCACCGGGCAGAGCCAAGTCTGCGGCATCCACGACTGGACCCGCTGAGAAGCCCATCTTCACACGCGCACAGATCGCCGCGTTCTATGCAGACGTCGCCGCCGGACGCTTCCGGGGCCGTGATGCAGAGAAGGCGAAGCTCGAAGACCAGATCTTCGTTGCCCAGCGTGACGGGCGCATCCGTTGACAACCCTTTTCTGAGGAATCCATAAATGGCTATTCCGTCCTCGGGGTTTCCTGTAGCCGGTTCCGGCACGACCCCTGCAATTTATCCGACCGGCGGTACCGGTAACGCTTTCCAGAGCAACGGTTTCATCCCGGAAATCTGGTCGGGCAAGCTCGTCGAGAAGTTCTACGCCTCGACCGTGCTCTCTGCGATCTCCAACACCGATTACGAAGGCGAAATTCGTAATCAGGGCGACCGCGTGAAGATCCGCACCAAGCCGACCATCACCATCCGCGACTACCGCGCTGACGGTTCGCTGACGCTGGAACGCCCGGAAGGCTCGAACATCGAGCTCTACATCGGCAACGGCAAGTACTTCAACACGATCCTCGACGACGTCATGGACATTCAGTCTGACCTGAATGCCCTGTCCATCTGGTCCGACGACGCTGCCCAGCAGCTCAAGATCCAGGTCGATACCGACGTCCTGTCCGGCATTCTTGGTGGCATGAACTCCAAGAACAAGGGCACGACCGCTGGCAAGATCACGAGCTCGATCAACCTTGGCGCTTCGGGCACCCCGCTCGCCACTGTTGCTCGCTCGCCGTCTACCGGCCAGGTCGAAATCCTGGACGTGATCCTGCGCCTCGGCCAGGCCATGGACGAGCAGAACATCCCGGAAGACGGCCGTTGGGTTGTCCTCCCGGTGTGGGCTTGCGCCTACCTGAAGTTCTCGGACCTGCGTCAGGCTTACCTGACCGGTGATGCCAGCTCCCCGCTGCGCAACGGCCGCATCGGCATGATCGACCGCTTCACCGTCTACTCGTCCAACCTCCTGCCCGCCGGTGTCGCCGGTGGTCTGGCCGCTGGCGAGTTCGTGATCTACGCCGGTCACGCTCACGGTCTGACCTTCGCCTCGCAGATCTCCAAGGTCGAGACGCTGCGTTCCGAGCTCACCTTCGGCACGATCCTCCGTGGCCTCCAGGTCTACGGCTACCAGATCGTCGATGGTACCGCTCTGGCCCAGGCCGTCGTCACCAAGGCGTAAGCCTGATCCGGGGGAGGGTTTTACCTCCCCCGGTTTTGTTACTTTGCGAGGTAATTGATGGCGCTCGATACTGTTCAGGATTACGTTGACCGGGCGCGGGTTCTATTGCTGGACCAGTATGCGGGTGCCTACCGCTACTCTGACACCGATCTCGTTGAAGCATTGAACATGGGCATCATGGAAGCCCGCAGGCTTCGCCCCGACGTCTTGCAGAGCTTTTTCCGCACGACGCTGCCTGATTTCAGCACCTCCAACCTGAACGCAGAAGTTCCGATTGATCCGCAGTATCGGGTTGCGTTCGTCTACTACATCTGCGGCCAAGCCCAGCTTCGTGACGACGAGAACACACAGGACTCCCGCGCGGTGACGTTCCTGAACAAGTTCACGTCGCAGATGCTGAGCATCCAGTCGTGAGGCCCTGATGGCGAACGCAGACATCAACCGGCTGATGGACAACTGCCGTATCCGGCTCCCCGGCGCGCTGGATAACGCGATCCAGATCGAGCTGTTTTCGGTCCTGAACGACTTTTTCCAGCAGACCAATATCTGGCGCGAAGAGATTTCCTTCGATGTGACGCCGACGGCTTCGAGCTACATCGAAGACCCGGATGCCTATACCTACGAGCTGACGCCCGACGAGGGCACGATCTTCCGTCTGATGTACCTGCGCAACTCGCAGGGAATGCAGCAGGCCGCGAGCATGCCCACCACTGGCACGTTGATCCTGCTCCATGCGCCGAACAGCGCGGATACCTATACGGCGACCGTTGCCAAGACCGTGACCGATCCGCTGACCCGCGAGGGCTATCCGCAGTTCCCGGACTGGGTGCTCAACAAGTACAACACCGAAATTCTGGATGGCGTTCTCGGCCGCATGATGAGCCAGGTCGCCAAGCCCTATTCTTCCCCCACGATGGCGCAGTACCACACGAAGAAGTTCCGTGCCGGTATCTCGCGGGCATATGTTGAAACTCTGCACCAGAATGTATATCGTGCCCAGAGTTGGCGCTTTCCGCAGACTTTCTCTCGGCGTCGTAGGTATAATGGTTTCTGAGTTACTTCCGCAGTAACTCCTGGAGATTGAAATGGCCGTCTATAATAAGTTCAATGCCTTTACCAAAGACCTGATCGACGGGAAGCACGCGTTCAACTCGAACACCTTCAAGGTGATGCTGACCAACGTTCAGCCGGTCGTCACCAATTCGCTCAAGGCAGACATCACCGAGATCACCAGCGGCGGCACCACCGGTTACACGGCGGGCGGTAATGCCGTGACGATCACAGAGTCCACCACGGCTGGCATTGCCAAGGTCACGGGAAGCAACGTGACCTTCACGGCGGGCGCTGGCGGTATCGGACCGTTCCAGTTCGCGGTCCTCTACAACGCGACGGCATCGGGCAACCCGCTCATCGCATGGTGGGACTACGGCGCGTCGATTTCCCTGGCATCGACGGAAACCCTTACGGTCGTCTTTGACGCCACCAACGGCATCTTCACGGTAAGCTAAGGCGTAGTTCATGACTATTTCATTCAAGCACGCATTTACCTCCGCGAAAGCCGACGGCACCGACTCGACGCTGATCCAGCCGTCCAACTGGAACGCGGAGCACGTCATCACCCTTGCTGCTGCCAAGGTTCTCGGGCGCGACTCGTCCTCCCCCGGTGCCGTGCAGGAGCTTCCGCTCTCGTTCGATCCGAGCGGCCAGTCCATGATCCCGCCGTCCGGCACGACCGCGCAGCGCCCCTCGACGGCACTCGCTGGCATGCTCCGGTACAGCACGTCCCTGACGCGCTTCGAGTTCTACAACGGCACGAGCTGGGGCCTGATCAGCGGCGGCGCGACTGTTGCTGCCTCGGCACCCTCGACCCCGCAGACCGGCGACCTCTGGTACGACTCGACCAACTCCGTCCTGAAGACCTGGAACGGCTCGAGCTGGTCCGCGCCGACCAGCAACTCCTCCACCGTTCGCCAGACATTCGTGGCAACTGCTGGCCAGACGAGCTTTACGGTCACGGGTGGCTACGCTGCCGGGTTCATCGACGTCTTCCAGAACGGCGTGAAGCTGGTCAACGGTACCGACGTCACCGTTACGTCGGGCGTCTCCGTTGTCCTTGCCACCGGCGCTGCCGTGGGCGACGTCGTCGAGGTCATCGGCCTTGCCAGCGCTGGCGCGACCTACCTGTCCACGTCCGGCGGCACGCTCTCTGGTACCCTGAACGGTACCAGCGCGGCTTTCTCCGGCACGGTCAGCGATGGCTCGGGCACGATGCGGCCCCTGATCTCGGGCACGGCGCAGGCCAGCACGTCCGGTACCTCGATTGACTTCACGGGCATCCCCTCGTGGGCCAAGCGCATCACCGTGATGCTGAACGGCGTCAGCACGAACGGCACATCGGCGCTCATCCTTCAGGTCGGCTCGGCTACGATCTCGGTCTCTGGCTACAATGGCCAGGCTTGGACTGGTACCGGCGGCGGTGTCATCACGAACGGTATGCCCCTGACGACAGCGTCCGCTGCTGCTGCCTCGGTCAACGCAGTTGCAACGCTGACCCTCTTCAACGGCAACACCTGGGCGTTCTCGGCACTGACAGGTGTCGCATCGAGCACGAACAACGGCTACCACGCTGCTGGTATGGGGCCTGCACTTGGCGGTGCTCTCGACCGCGTTCGTCTTACTACCGTGAACGGCACCGACACGTTCGATGCTGGCTCGGTCAATATTCTCTACGAATAACTTTGGAAAGTAACCAATGACCCAGGCAGCAAACCTCGCAAAAGGCGTCGGCACCTCGGCCAACCAGGTCGTGGCGCTGGACAGCTCCGGCAAGCTCCCGGCCGTTGACGGCTCCCAGCTCACTGGCATTGTGGTGGGCGGCACGCTTCTGCGCGCCCCGCAGGTTCTGACAACCACAGGTGCTGGCACTTACACGACCCCTGCTGGCTGCACGAAGATCTACGCCGAGCTTGTCGGAGGCGGTGGCGCTGGTGGCGGCAATACCGGTGCAGCAGCCGGTGCCGGTGCCGGTGGCGGCTCAGGTGCGTATGCGGCCAAGCTCTTCACGGTTTCTCCAAGTACTGCGTACTCTTATTCGGTCGGTGCAGCCGGTGGTAATACTACCCTTACCGTCTCTGGTGTGACGGTCACTGCCGGGGGTGGGTCTGCTGGAAGCACCTCCAGTGGTGGACTTACCCTTGGCGGTGATGGCGGCACTGCAACCGGTGGGGACATCAACCTGACCGGTAGCGCTGGTGCACCCGGAAGCTCAGTCGGCGGTGCAGGCGGAAGCTCTGCGTTCGGCGGTGGCGGTAAAGGAGCCATCGGTTCAAACGGATTCAGCGGCTCCAACGGAGGCGGAGGAGGAGGCGGAGCTGCTACCGGTGCCACCACCCGCACGGGCGGCACCGGGGGCAATGGGTTCATCCGCATCTGGGAATTTGCATAATTTAGGGGTTTCAAATGGCCGTCACTTACTCTGCCACTCTCAAGACCAACCGCATGCAACTCGTGGCGGATCTCATCGCGTCCAAGGCTGCTGCGGCTTCCACGGGCACCGCGCTCGCTGGTACGCTCGTCATCGGTACGTCCGCACTCTCCGGCGCGACCGGCGTGCTGGCGACGATCACGCTCTCGGCCACGCCGGGCACCGTCTCGGGCAACGTATTCACGCTCTCCGGCGTGCCGCTCTCGGCTACCGCGTCTGGCACTGGTACGGCTGCGCTCGCTGAGTTCCGCAACAATGCGGGCACCGTCGTCGTTTCCGGTCTGACCGTCGGAACGTCGGGCACGGACATCGTCATCTCTTCGACTGCGATCACCGCTGGCCAGACCGTGCAGGTAACCTCCGGCACGATCACGCATGGCTAAGAGCGCCGGTGAAGCATGGCGTTCGAGGTTATCGGATACGAGCCGACCGCATTCCTGACTACGCAGGGTGCGGCGCTCGCTGCAACGGAGGCTCTGGACTCCGCAGCGTTCGTGCTCACGGCTGCGCACACCGCAAGCCTTGCGGCGAGCGAAGCCTCCGATACTGCCGCCATTGCGCTCACCGCGCAGTTCCTTGCGGCGCTCACCACCACTGAGGCCCCGGACGCTGCTGCCATCACCGGCAGCAATTTCTTCTCTGCCAGCCTTGCATCGAGCGAAGCACCGGACACGGCGTTCATCTTCGCCAGCGTCGGTGCAGGTGTCCTTATCGTCGTTGCGGCAACGGAAGCCAAGGATGTGGCGTCCTTCGCGGTGACGGCCATCCCGCAGATCATCCTGGCCGCGACTGAAGCGCAAGACGTCGCATCCATCGCCCTGAGTGCTGCGCACACTGCTGCACTTGCATCGACCGAGGCGAAGGACACCATCTCCATCGCGGGCAGCAATTATTTCACAGCTGCACTTGGTGCCACTGAAGCTGCCGACACAGCTGCCATCGCGCTGACTGCCAAGCACATGGCGGCGCTGGCTTCCACGGAAGCGCTCGATGTGGCGGCCATCACCGCGCTTCGCATCAACAATATCTGGGCGGATCCCGGCATTGTTACTTCTCAAGGTAACACCGCGGCACTGGTTTATACTCGGCTCATGGGCGCTCAATCGGCTGGATACATAGTTACCGGCAACTCTGTACGCTTGTACGAGAACGCGTTCTCTTATAAAGACATGGAGATTATCTATGTCCCGCCGGAGATCAACGCGATGACGGTCGATTCTGAGGACCGGTACTGTGTTGTACCAGCGGGAGATGCCATCGAAGAGCTTGCTGAAGCGCGCACAGCGCCGACCAGGAATAGGATGAGAGCTACATGAAGCTGGCCAAGTTTTCCAAATCACCAGCCGAACGGAAGCGCTACTCCATCGACTATTCTGACTGGCTCGATACAGGCGAAACCATCTCTTCGATTACTTTCGCGGTAACTCCCGCGACGACCCCCGAGCTCCTGATCGACGCTTTTCAGATTGGGAGTCCAGCGACATCCGTGGCGCTCTATGTCAGCGGAGGCACTGACGGCACGACCTACACTGTCGATGTTCTCATGACCACTTCTGGCGGGCAGATCAAAGAAGACCAGATCGTATTTTCTGTCAGGAGTGCGTGATGGACGCGCAGCATATCATTGACGCTCTTCTTGGAGTTCTCCTCATGATTGGCGGGGCTCTCGTGAAAGTGCTTTGGGATGCAGTCCGGACCCTTCAGGAGGACGTGCGAAATATCGAGATCGCGCTCCCTACGAGCTACGTCCACAAGGACGAGTTCCGGCAGGGACTGCAAGAGATCAAGGATATGCTCAACAAGATTTCCGACAAGCTGGACGCGAAGGCCGACAAATGATTCCGCAGAACAATTGGCCCAAGCAGATCGACTGCGACCTCTTTTACGGCAACCCGCGCGGCCGGAACGGGGTCTCCAATGCAAAGTGGGAGACTGAGAACCTTGTCCCCATCGTGCCGCCCTACCAGATGTTCTATGCGGGCCAGCCCATCAAGACGTTCCGCTTCCACAGGAAGTGCGCTGAAGCTGTCCTGAAGGCGCTCCAGGCCATCAATGAAGCCACCAAGGGAGACAAGCTGCTGCTCACCGCGAGCGGCGCGAACGTCTTCGGTGGCTCCTATAATTTCCGCCTCATGCGCAATGGGACCAAGCTCTCGATGCACTCGTGGGGCTGCGCCATCGACCTAGACCCGGCCAACAACCAGCTCGGGGACCAGACTCCGAAGATCCAGAAATACCCCTTCATCATCAAGGCATTTGAGGATCAGGGGGCTACATGGGGCGGCCATTGGGCGGGCGCGTCCTGTGATGGAATGCACTTCCAGTTCGCCCGCGTTTAACCCCAGAGGAGAGTCCCATGCTTAAGGGCTACCGTACCTACATTCTTGGCGGCGTGACCATTATCGGTGGCGTTGCTGCATACCTCATTGGCGATGCCTCGCTCACTGAGACGATCAACCTCTGCGTGACGGCAGGCATGGGCATGTTCATCCGCTCCGGCGTGAACACGGCCGTCTCCAAGCTGTCTGGATGATCAAGCTCGCCATTCTGGCGCTCCAGGTCGCCGTCGCAATCTTCCGCTATCTGGAAGAGCGGCGGCTGATCTCGGAGGGTGAACGGCAGGAGATGGCTCGAGAACTGGCACGGGCGGAGAAGATCACCGGCCTTGCCAAGAAGGTCCGCGAACAAGTCGGGAAGATGAGCGATGCCGAAGTGGATGCTGCTCTGCGCGATGATTTCCGCGATTAGCGGCTGCGCCAGCAAGCCTGAGATGCCGGTGCCCCAGATGGGCGCATGCTCGGCCTTCGTCATCATCCACCCGTCGCGTCAGGATACCCCGGATACGAAGCGTCAGGTGCTCATGCACAACCGAGTCTACCGGAGTATCTGCCAGTAAAAGCACTTTCTTCGCCCCCTGAAGTATTGTACTTTGGTGGCAAGATTACTTTGCGAAGTAAGAAAAGGTTTCCGTCATGGCTTCATATGATTCCGGGATTGTGACCATGGGGTTCGCCGTAACCCCCGGCTCATCTCCTCTTTCCAATCCCATTCGCGGCTTCCATGTCGGCACGGCCGGTGACGTCAATGTCACCCTGCTGGACGGCACCACGGTACTGTTCCGCAACTGCCAGGCGGGGATGTATTACCCCTATGCCTGTACCCACATCCTCGCAACCAGTACCACTGCCTCGAACATTGTAGGACTGCGCTAATGCGGATGGGCCTGCGCTTGGGCCTGCCCGGTGCAGGCCAGCTCGCTTCGTCGGTGTCGCCGCTCTCCCTGTTCGCTTCTGGCGAGAAGGGCGTCTGGTTCGACCCTAGCGACATGGCGACGATGTATCAGGACAGCCTTGGTTCTGTTCCGGTGACCGCCATGGAGCAGCCCGTTGGTCTGTTGCTCGACAAGAGCGCCAACCTTGCGCTTGGCGCGGAACTCGTGCCTGCATTCGTTGCATCAGATTTCACAACGTCCAACTGCACCATCAGCGTGGCATCCGGTGTAGTGACACTCACGGCTACGGCCACGGGGGTCACATTTGCTGATCTTCCTGTTTCCAATACAACCGCATGGCAGCAGTTTACAGCGCAGATCCGTTGCATCACTGCTGGCACCGGAGGTGCTTACATCTCGGCTGGTAACGGTGCACAGTATACTGGGTACACGGCTGGTACAGTGTTTACTCCTATTTCAGGGGTCTACAATCGTGGCGTCAACCATACGATCCGTGTTCGCCTTGATGCGGCTTCAATTGGTGATCAGGCGCAGTTCCAGCTGATTTCGCTGAAGTCGCTTGCGGGCAACCATGCCTCTCAGGCTACCTCAACATCTCGCCCTGTTCTGAGCGCACGGTATAACCAGCTCCTCAAGACGGAAGATTTTAGCTCGTCAACGAACTGGCCGAATGTCGGCGGAGTTAATACTCGGACCTCTGGCTTTACTGCGCCGGACGGAAGCAACACAGCTTGGCAGATTGTCCTTGGCGGAATGAACTATGAATTTCGTTCGCCAGGTGGAGGGCTGGAAGCCGGACTTTTGCATTCCGCTTGGATTAAGGGCACTGCTGGAGAAACGCTTTGGACTACAGCTTACGGTAACGCTGCTTCCATTCTTACCTTCACAGGGGACTGGCAATACATTTCTAGCCCTACAACTGTTTTCACTTATATGTACTTTGGAGCGTACTCCGGGTCTACCGCTAGGACTTTCTATCTCTGGCACCCCGATGCTCGAAAAGCTGATGACAGCGCGAAAATCCCCGCCTACCAGCGTGTAGATACGGCTACCAGTTATGACACTGCTGGCTTCCCACCATACCTGAAGTTCGACGGCGTTGACGATAATCTGGCAACTAGCCTCATCAACCTGACTGGCACCGATAAGGCCACGATCTGGACCGGATACCGTTGCGACCTCGCCGCTGCAACCTATGGGATGGTCAGCGAATACGGCGCTGGTGATGCAACCAGCGGGCTTTTTGCTCTGCGTGACGCCACCACGGGTAACTTCGGTGTAGGTGCTCTTGGCGCTCGTTCCTACAGCAACATGAGTGCCCTTCCCCGGCTGCTGACGACAGTTTTCATGGCTGATCGGGCCGGTACAACTGCTGCCACGGAAATGCCAGTTACCAACGTGAACGGAGCTGTGCCAACCCAGACGCTCGTCTATAATGGCGGTTGCACGGGCAATTTCACCAGTGAAATCTTGCATATCGGTGATCGTAACGGAACAACCTACAGGCTGAAGGGCCGAATCTACGGCATTATTCTTCGTGGAGCCGCTTCCACCGCTGACCAGATTGCAGCCATGGAAGCCTACATGAACGGGAAGATCGGAGCGTACTGATGGATAGCTTTCGCACCATGATCGTCCCGGCGCAGCACGTCGATCTGGCCCGCCAGCTTGCAGCTTCGTTTGGCCCCGGCGGCGAAGGTATGTGGACCACGGCTCTCTCGAAGACTGGTAGCGATCCTGCCGCCTCGTATATCTCCACGGGCTATGTCCCTGAGGAATACGCCGTCCTCATGCCGTTGCAGGTGTGGGAGCTCGACGAAAACCAGAGCTGGCAGGAAACGTCATCCACGCCGGGCGACCCGGTTGCCATCTACCAGCTGGCCTCTAGCCAGGGTGTCGCCTGCACGCAAGAGCAGGTCACGGCCCTTCTCGCTGACGTCGATGTCACCGAGCAAGAACCGTTCACGGCGCTCGACCGGCTCCAGCTCAAGATCATTTCCCCGCCCTTTTCGGAGTAACTGAGATGGCAAAGTCCCCCGCATGGCAGCGCAAGGAAGGCAAGAACCCGAATGGCGGCTTGAACGCCAAGGGGCGCGCTTCTGCCAAGGCGCAGGGCATGAACCTGAAGGCTCCCCAGCCCGAAGGCGGTCCCCGCCGTGACAGCTTCTGCGCCCGCATGAAGGGCATGAAGAAGAAGCTGACCAGCTCGAAAACTGCAAACGACCCCAACTCCCGTATCAATAAGTCGCTACGGGCCTGGAATTGCTAAGGAGAAGAAAGTAAATGGCTCGTTCCCCCAAGACAACGGAGGCTAAGATGGTTGAAGTGACGGACCTGGCTGCTGACGCAGCCCTCCAGGATGCCCCTGCCGAAGTTACTCCTGAAGTAACCCCGGTTGAGGAAGAGGTCTTCATCAGCGAGCAGACCAAGGCTGAGATGTCCTTGGGCGCTGCCATGCTGCGCAAGGCCCAGGAACAGATCGCTTCCGAGTAAGGATTACCCCGGTGGTTGCGCTCAAGCTGAAAGAGTTCGGAGGCATGATCCCAGCAGTAGACCCGCGTCTGCTGCCGGAAAATCAGGCTGCATCGAGCGAAAATTCTTGGCTCTACACCGGGGCGCTCGAAGGCATCCGGGATGCGGTCTCGGTTCACACGTTGGCGAATCCGCTGGCGGGCAAAGCGTTCCGCATCCCGATCAAGTACTACGACAAGGATCATATCCCCGACTCGTACTGGATGGAGTTCATCGACCCCGATACGGACGTCGTGAGCTCTCCAACGGTCGATGACACCTATGACCGGTTCTACTGGGCGAGCCCCACCAGCATCCCCCAGTACAACACGAGGGAACGGATCGTTGCGGGGAACCCTGCGTTCACGCTGGGCATCCCGACCCCCTCGGTCGCGCCGCGCGTGTCGCGCGTCAACAGCACCTATTTCTTCGATTGTGGGCCGCTTACCTACAAAGTAACCGCTGGATCGACGCATCTCTATGAGACGCGCGCCTATGGCGTGGACCATGACACGTTCTTCAGTGGGCTCATCGACGATGTCGATTATGGCTCGTATGGCGCGACCCAGGCCATCAAGGGCTCCGGCGGTGTCAGCGCGAACGTGGATAAGTCCAAGCCGGTCGTGTCGGGCGGCCCGGTCAACCGTTACACCAGCACCGGTTTCAGCGCAGAGCTGCGCTATGGCACAGTCTCGAACGGCCAGCGCATCACCGTTTCTGACGAGGGATACCTGACGGTTGGTATCCCGTCCCAGTCCACGAGCGAACCTGCCTACACTGGCCAAGGCGTCCTCGAGACGCGTGCCTATGTCTACACTTGGGTGTCTGCATACGGCGAAGAAGGTCCGCCCTCCCCGCCCACGCTGAACACGGCATGGTCTGGCGACCCTTGGTTCATCAAGGTCACGGCTCCCACCAGCACCGACACGACGAACCGCAACCTTGCCAAGGTGCGGATCTACCGCACGGTGACGGGTGTCGCCGGAACGACGACCTACTTCCTCGTGACAGAGATGGACATCGCCTCGACCTCGTATCAGGACGTGCTGTCCGACGACACGGTGACGGCCAACTCCATCCTCGAGAGCGATTTCTGGGAGGCTCCGCCCTCTGATCTCGACGGCATGACGCCCATGCCCAATGGCATGATCGCAGGTTTCCGCGACAATGAGGTGTGGTTCTGCGAGCCCTACCGGCCGCACGCCTGGCCCTCGCCCTACACGCTCGCGGTCGATGCTCCGATTGTCGGCCTTGGCGTTATTGGCCAGACGCTCATGGTCCTGACCACGGGCTCGCCCTACGCCATCACCGGCATCAACCCCTCGCAGATGGCCGTCTCCCGCCTGAAGAAGGCTGAGCCCTGCCTCTCGCGCGGTTCCATCGTTTCATCCCCGAACGGTGTCCTCTACTGCTCGCCCAACGGGCTTGCGGTCGCAACGCCGGGCGACGTGACGATTGCCTCGCAGGCCGTCGTGACGAAGGACCACTGGCTCGATCTCGTGAACGGCCCCAGCTTGCGCGCCTGCCAGCTTGGCGGAGCGTACTACGCTTGGGGCTCCGTGCAGTCCGGCTGCTTTGAGCAGAGCGCCTTCGAGACGTCCGCCTTCCTCCAGACGGACTTCTCAGGTGCCTATGAGGGCATCCTCTTCGACCTCGTGAACCAGCGCGTCAGCTTCAACACGCTGACCACGGATACGCCGACCTACAACACCTATGTCGATACATGGACCGGCGAGGTGCTGATGATCCGTGGCGGGGAAGTTCTCTGGCTCGACATCTCCGACAAGCGCACGCATGGACCGTACAAGTGGAAGTCCAAGATCTTCGAGATGCCGAACAAGCGGAACCTCGAAGCCATGCGCGTGTGGTTCTCGACATACCCCACGACGCCAACGCTCAACCCGGTCCCGGTGATCAACCCTGCCAGCCTCGCCAGCGATATGTGGGGCATTGTGCGGGTCTATGCCGATGACCGGCTGGTCTACACGCGCGAGATCAGGAGCTCTGGTGAGTTCTTCCGCCTGCCGTCCGGCTTCCGCGCCACCTTCTGGCAGATCGAAGTCGAGGCGCGCGTGCAGATCAACAATATCGAGGTCGCCACCACGGCGAAGGAGCTGATGAGTGTCTAAGTCAGCCACCATCCCGGAATTTGTCGATGGCGATGCCAAGAGCATGTCGGCCACGGTGCGCGCCATGAAGCAGGTAATCGAGACGCTCACGGGGCAGCGCCAGGGTGACTCCCTCGGTGCGCCGTCGATCTATGTGCAGACGACCGTACCGAACCCGGCTCGTAACAAGATCTCGGCCGGTGACATCTGGATCAACTCCGCAGAGAACAAAGTCTACTACTTCAAGGGCTTTTGGCAGGTAATCGGTTGATCATCCTGAATGATTGGGAACACGGACTAGCAATTGCCAAGGCAGCAGGGACGAGTTTCAACACGACCTGCGACCACTGCCTCTCGCGCGTCGATGACGATGGCGAGTTACTTGGCGGGGTAATCTTCCAGGGTTACACCGTTGCAAGTATCCAACTGCACATGGCTGGTTTCGTTGATAATTGGGCAACCCGCGACCTGATCTGGTGCGCGTTCGACTACCCATTTAACCAGCTCGGTTGCAAGAAGGTCTTCGGTCAGGTTCCCGAATACAATACGAAAGCACTTGAAATCGACCTGAAACTTGGGTTTAAGATCGTAGCGAAAATTGATGGCGTCTTCCCGGAAGGAGCTTGTCTGGTGCTGGCGTTGTCCCGTGAAGATTGCCGGTGGCTCTCCATCAAGCCCAAGCACATCCGGTCTAACAAGGAGGTGTAGATATGGGTGGTGGTAAGAATAGCGCACCTGCGGCTCCGGACTATTCGGGCATTGCAGCAGCCAGCGAGAAATCGGCCCAGTACTCCTACGCCCTCGGCAAGGAGCAGCTCGCTTGGGCCAAGGACGAGTATGCCCAGAACAAGGGCCTCGTTGACCAAGTTGTCGGCTCCTCGCTTCGTCGTCAGGACATCAACGACTCTGCCGCCATTGCTGACCGCGACCGTTACGAGCGCATCTACCAGCCGCTCGAAGACGAGGCGGTCAACGAAGCGCGCAGCTACGCTTCTCCCAGCCGTCAAGAATACGAGATGGGCCGGGCCTCTGCGGAGGTCGCCTCCAAGGTCGAAGGCCAGCGCCGCGCCGCGCGCCAGCAGCTCGAGAGCTTCGGGCTTAACCCGTCGGATACTCGCTACGCTGCGCTAGATCTCGGTGCCCGTGTGCAGGGCGCAGCCGCTCAGGCTGGCGCTGCCAATCAGGCTCGAGCTCAGGCTGAAGGCGTGGGCCGTGCTCTGCGCTCCGAAGCTGTCAACGTCGGACGTGGCTACCCCGGCCAGGTGGCGGGCACCTACGGCACCGCGCTTCAGTCGGGCAACCAGGCCGTCAACTCCTCGCTGGCGAACTTCAGCTCGGGCTCGCAGGCCATGGGCACGCCGACGCAGTGGCAGGGGCTTGGCAATCAGGCGACCGGTATCTGGGGCAATACGCTCAACATGGGCTACCAGAACCAGCTCGCACAGTATCAGGCGAACCAGCAGGCCAGCTCCGGGATCGGCTCGATCATGGGCGGCGTGCTTGGCGTCATTCCGGCGTTCCTTGCCGAAGGTGGCGCGATCCCCGACGAGGTTACTTCGGGAGGTAAGCTGGACTCGGCCATGTCGCCCTCGCGCGGTGCAGCCATCGACGACATTCCCGCGCAGGTCAACGGTTCGGGCCAGCCTGTCAGGCTGAACGCCGACGAGTTCATCGTTCCGGCCGACGTTGCCAAGTGGAAGGGCGAAGAGTTCTTCCAGAAGATGATCCAGCAGAGCCGCCAGCAGAAGCAGCAGGCACCTGCCAAGCCGCAAGTTGGCCCTGCTCCTACCCATTCTGCTCTGCCTATTTGAGGTGACGTATGTCTTTTGCTGCTGAAATGCGGGATTTCTTCTCGGCGTATAAGGCTACGTCGAGCATCGCCAACGACATTCGCACCAAGCTCGATGCGCGCAAGAACACCTTCGACTTTGACAAGGCGAAGAACGGCGCTCCGGACAAGCCTTATGGCGTTGACTTCGGCAAGGGCAAGAAGGGCAAGCAGGCCGTCCCCTCGCCGGAGATCAAGAAGGTCATCGACGAGAACACGCCGCCTGAGCTGCGTGACTATGCCTACAAGATGGCCGCCAAGGAGAGCTCCTATAACCCCAGCGCGGTGTCCCCGACTGGTGCCACCGGCCTCTTCCAGTTCACCGGCAAGACGTGGGTGGGCACGACCGGCGAGTCCATTGGCGCTCACCACGACGGCCGTCTGAACCCGGAGCTCAACACCAAGGCATTCGTCAAGCTGACGGAGCAGAACCGCGACTACCTGCGCAAGGCGCTGGGTCGTGAGCCGAGCTTCGGTGAGCTTGCCCTTGCCCACCAGCAGGGCGCTGGCGGCGCTGAATACCTCCTCACGGGCCGCGTGCCCAAGGGACTGAACACCGCTGCCATCGACAAGAACCTCGCGCTCAACGGCATCAAGGGGCGCGAAGGCGCTGCTGCCAAGATTGCCAGCTTCTATGGCTTCGATCTGGGCGACAGCTCGCAGGTGGCGCAGGGCGAGTCTGCCATCCCGGTGCCGACCGCCAAGCCGACGCAGCAGGCCGGAGGCGATAATTCCGGCCAGGACGACGGCTCCTACAGCGAGGCCGGTTCGCCGGACTATGTGGACCATGATGCCGGGATCGACATCTCGGCCATCGACGTGCCTGACGCTCCTGATGCCTACCAGCCGGTCGATACGACTGAGGATCCTGGCACGCTCTATTCTGCCGAAGGTGGCTCCGTGCCGTGGGCTGGCGCTACCTCGCGCGTGTCTCAGCGCAGCTATGTTCCGACCTACCGCCCCCAGCAGAACTACACTGCCCCGTCAGCAATCCCGTCCAGCGGGTATGACGCCGATGGCGACCGGAATAACCCGAAGGATATGTGGGGCGAGACGAACGAAGACCTCGTCAAGAACATGAGCGAGTACGGCCTGCCCTACATGCAGTGGGCGCAGAACAGCGGCATTGGCGGCATGAAAGGCCCCGGTGGCGAGATGTTCTATGCGATCAGCCATCCGCACATGAAGGGGGATCCGAGGGGTACCCGGTTCGTCGGCTCCAACGGATTCTCATACTTCTATGCCGATGGCGGGCCTGTGAACGACGAAGAAGCCATCCCGGTTACTTCGGAAGGTAAGGCCAACCGTGACACGCTCCCGCCGGGCTATGGCGGCAAGAGCGACCCGGTCGCACCGGGCAATGTTCCCCCCGCGCCTGCTGGTGAGGGTGTGTCACTTGGCAAGGCGCTGGACCTTGGGTTCAAGCACCTGACCAATGCGCTTGGCCTGAACCACAATGGCGCTGCCGTGGGCGATGACCCGGAGCTCCAGAACCGCCAGAAGAAGCTGGTGAACGGCGCGATTGGCCCGAACGAAGGCCCGCCTTCCCAGCAGGAAGTGCAGCAGGCGTACCAGCTCGTGGACCCGGATAACCAGCTCCATGACGGACTGAAGACGGTCTACGCCATGCAGAAGGGTGTGGAGTTCTACCTCGCTCGCGGCGACGTCGAGAAGGCAGGCAAGTGGGCCGCTGGCCTGATCCAGTACTCGAACCTGATGGCACGCCGCTACGGCTACGAAGCCGTGCAGGCGGGCAAGAGCGGCGACATGGATGGCATGGTCAACTATGCCATCAAGGCATACGAGAGCATCCCTGACGGGATGACCGTCGATGCGCTGCGCAAGGGCAACGGCGTCGAGGTGACCCGCTCCAACCAGGATGGCGAGGTCGTCGATCAGCACTTCCTGAGCCCGCAGCAGATCTTCCAGATGGCGACGGGCATCTCGCAGGGCTCTGGCTACTTCGAGGCCCTGATGCCGCTGGCTGACCCGACTGGCGAGACCACTCGTGCCAAGAAGGCGGAGCAGGCGCAGGGCTGGAGCACCAAGGCCGATGATTGGGCGCGTGACTTCGACCGCATCAAGGACAGCCTGACACCGGGCGAAGCTGCCGCCGTGCAGAGCGCCATCGACACTGGTCGCCAGACCGGTGACTTCGGCCATGCCCAGCAGCTCATCGCCAGCTTCGCGGCGCGCTCGGGCAAGAAGGACGCCACGGGCAAGCAGGCGCAGTACCTGCGCGATGCCGCCAAGGGTGTTCGCATGAGCTCGCAGGATCAGGCCCGCTTCGACAGCGCGCTCGAGAACGAGCAGTGGAGTGATGCCGACGCCATCCTGAAGACCTACAGCGACAAGAGCGCGAAGGAGGCCAAGGCAGTCGAGGACGGCAAGCTGAAGACGCCGAAGCTCGACAAGGATTATCAGGGCATCCTCGATCAGGCTGGTGCGGTTGCCACGACCATGCTTGGCGGTGAAGACGCCGATCCGGCCGAGGTTGCCAAGGCGCAGGGTCCGACCTTCACCAAGCTGCGTGACCTGATCGCCAATATCGCCAGCCTGAACGACATCCCCGTGGATACCGCCGCGCAGATCGCGCAGGAGGTCGGGATGTCTGACAAGGCCGTGACGTTCGAGCAGAGCTCGGATGCTTCCGGCAATCTGGTCCTGAAGTCGTCGGACGGCACTGAAGTCAAGTTGCCTGCTACAGCGCGTGTCCTGATTGACGGGCTTCGCCTGTCTCGCATTCCGAAGTCTGCCCCGGAAGAGGAGCAGCCGAAGGCGCGCACTTGGAGCGAGTGGTGGAGTAATGCTCCGGCTGGCAAAGATACTGGCGCGACACAGGGCAACAAAGAAAGCGCAATCCCCAGTTATCCCGGCGCTGAAAACGCACACCTCAACCGCCCGCAGGGTAAGCCGCTCGCAGCGGCAGATCTTGAAAAGGCGAAATCAGCTATTGCGCGCGGGGCCAATCCCGAGGCAATTAAGAATTATCTCCGGCAGCAGGGCTTTTCGACTGAGGGACTTTGATGGATACGCTTGATTTCGACCAGTTTGTTCCATCTACTCCTTCTTCCAGCTCTTCCTCCGAACCAGACAGCGGCCTGAACTTCGACCAGTTCGTGCCGCAGGACCGGCATACGGGTCCGGTTACCGCCGAAAGTAACTCGCCTGAACAGGCGGAGCCCGCTTCGCAGGAATCTGGCATTGCCAGCATTGCTGGCCGGGCCTTCAAGCGCGGTATGTACGATGCCATTACTGGGCTTGGACAAACTGCCGAGGTTGCGACTGGCAACAAGGACCAGATCAAGAAGGCCACGGGCTCCGACGATCCTGAGCTCGATGCTATTCTGAACAAGTCCCTTGGCGAAGGCTGGACAGATCCCCGGTATTGGGTTGCCCGTATCGTCAAGGGTACAACGGAGTCTTTTCCGACCCTTGCCGCGACGATTGGCGGTGGCTTGGTCGGTGGAGCACTTACCTCTGAAACAGGTCCGGGCGCTGCCGTTGGCGCTGTAGGCGGTGCCGCTGCCGCTGGCGCTATTGCCTCCGGCGCGCAGACCCTTGGCCCTGCATTCCAACGTGCCATCAACGAAGACCTGAAACCCGAGGATGCGTTTGAGCGTGCATGGGCTGAGACTGGCATCGCCTCTGTTATTGGCGGTGCCATGGGCGCTCTTCCCGGATATGCCGCTTGGGGCAAGACAGCCGAAGGAGCACTGAAGGCTCCGATCAAGGAAGCGCTGTTCCAAATCTTCGGTGTGCAGCCTGCCGCTGGCGCTGTTCAGCAAGTTGCGACCAATGCCGTTGAGGGCAAGAGCACTTCGCCGGAAGAAATCGTCAGTGGCTATCTTGACTCTGCCGCCACGGGCGCTGCGCTTACCGCTGGCCATCGTGCCGTCAGCGGCAAGAAGAAAGCCGACGTCGAGCCGGTGCCGGAGAAAGGCCCCGATCCGGCGCAGGCTGCTGCGCTCAACCCGGACACCTCTACCGCCGCACCGGCGCAGCCCTCCGTCGTCGATCCCTCGCAAGCTGCCGCTGCCAGTGCGGCGCTGAACCCGACACCTGCTCCAGGCAAGTCGGCCTATGTCGTCTCGCCCGAGAACGATCCCAACACCGGACACCTGAACGGCCAGCAGGTCACCATCGACCCTGAGCAGCCGAAGACGGCTGGCAACACCCGTGTCATCCTCCCCGATGGCTCGAAGCAGATGGTGCCGAACAGCCAGCTCAAGGATTCGCTGCCGCAGGCTGCTGAAGAAGCCAAGGCTGCGACTGAGCCCAAGGCCGAGACGAAGCCCGCTGAGCCCGCCGCCGCTGCACCTGCTGCGACGCCCGAAGCGGTTACTCCGGAAGTAACCCCTGCGGCTCCCGAGGCTGCGCCTGCCGCGCCAGAAGCTCCGAAGCCGATGACCATCGACGAGCAGCGTGCTGCCCTGAAGTCTGGCAAGCAGTCTGCTGTGTTGTATCGTGAAGATGATTACATCGACGCTCCGCCGCCCATTCTTGAAGGCCAGACGATCAAGCGCGTGAAGCTGCCCGGCATTGGCTGGGTGGACTACGACTGGAAGTCGGGCCTGACGCACAAGGACATCGTCAAGGCTGCTGGCGACGATACGCTCGAGCAGATTCTCGATGTTCCTCCGACCGCTGAAGCACCCGCTGAGCCTGCTGCGCCCACCGCGTCAGTAGAAGTACCGACCGAACAAGCAACTGTAGCCCAGCCGCCTGCACCGGCTGCGGCAGCAGAGGGGCCGCAGGTTGGGGGTTCTCCTGCGGCCCCAACCAGCGAAGCTCCGCCGAGCCGTGCGGCAGAAGCCGTTGAGAGCCTTCCTCCGGTTGAAGGACCGAGCTTCGATGACGCTCGCGCACTCCTGCCGAAAGACGCCAACGGAGACACGGACTACGCCGTCCTGAAGAGCATCATCAAGGATGTGGCCGGTGCGGAGAAGGCGTTCAATGCGCTGACGGGTGCCGAGCGCGCCAAGGTTGTCTCGCGCCTGCGCAGCATGAGCCCCGCTGAACCCGTTGCTGAAGTTGCTCCTGAGCCTGTCCCTGAACCTACGAAATCCGAAGCGGCACAGGCTGCTGAAGATCTGCCTCCTGTTGCCCAGGAAGTTCCCGCGCCCGTGGCCGAGGAAGCTCCTGCCCCGGCCCCGGTAGCCGAGGCGGCCCCTGTTGCGCCGGTGGCCGAAGAAGCCCCGGTTACTTCCGAGGGTAACGCCACCGAGGGCGTGCTGAAGGTTGGCCCGGACGGTAAGCGCGTGCTGGAGAACCTGGCGCAGAAGGCTGAGCGCGAAGCTCAGGCGAAGAAGGCCGAGGCGGAAGCCAAGAAGGCGGCCAAGCTCGCGGAGAAGGCGGCCAAGAAAAAGGAACGCGGCTCCTTCACCAAGGAGCAGGAGGCCAAGCGCACTGCCGACAACGAGCAGGCCAAGCGCATCTTCGCGGAGAACCCCTCCAACGATGCAGCCGAGGCTGGCTTCAAGGGTCGCGGCAAGGCGGCACGCGCGGCGAAGGACGCGATCCTGGCCCGTGCCAAGCGCATGTATGACGCCGCCGTCGAGGCTGGCATCGACATCCCGAAGCTGGTGCGTGACTCGCAGGCCAAGGAGAACATGAACCACAGCGCCGAGATGATGGCGCTGCGTGAGGCCAAGCGCCTCGTCTCCACGAAGGAACCGGACTCTACCCTGTTCCAGGACTTCCTCGCGCGCGGCAAGTTCGCTGAAGCCGGTGACCGTGAGGCCATCAAGCAGGACAAGAAGATCGAAGCCTCCATCGGCAAGAAGGACTCGAGCTTCGACACGACCGCCGAGAATGGTGGCGTGGCCAAGGGCGCGGTGTCCGAGAAGCCGGTTACTTTGGAGAGTAAGGAGCTCAACCCCGAAGAGGCGCTGATCAGGCCGCAGGAAGCTGGCGAGGAGCTCAGCGTCGAGGAGCCTGATCTGGCCAACAAGCCGGTTGCTCCTGACGAGGTGATCGACCCTGAGCTCGCCGCCAAGAATGCCAAGATCCGCGAGGAGATCGCCGCCAAGGAGCAGGCGACCCGCGAGTGGATGGAGCGCGGCCGCAACACCGAAGCAAGCACCGCGACCGAAGAGGACATCCAGAAGTTCGCCCCCAAGGCGAAGGCGTTCACGGTCGAGACGGGCAAGACGCGCCGCAAGTTCATCCCGAAGGACGCCAAGGTCACGAGCGTTGCCGAGGCCATCGCCAAGCTGAAGAAGCCCAATGGTGAGAAGCTGGCATCCGAGGCGGAGATCGCGGAGCTCGCCAACGCTTCCGAGGAGAGCGCGTGGGCCAGCCGTGAGACGACGCTGGACAAGGTGATCGACGGGCTCAACTCGAGCGAGTTCGCCAAGGCGTTCCGTGATGCGCCGGGGCTGGGCATCCTGTCCCGCAAGATCATGGACCAGCTCATGCCGACGCTGCTGGCCAAGCTCAAGCAGCTCGCCCCGAACACGAAGGTCATGTTCCTGCCGGATCATGCGTTCGACCTGTTCGACCCGCTGCACAAAGAGGGCAAGCGCGCTGGCGGCTATTACGACACCGCGAGCGACACCATCGTCCTGCGCGAGAGCTCGATGGACAACCCCATCGGCTACGCCCGCACCATGGCGCACGAGGCGGCGCACGCGGCGTTCCAGGCCGCCATCAAGTCGGACGCGGTCCTGCGCGGCCAGATTGAAGCGCTGATGAAGATCGTCGGGCGTGAGGTGCCGAAGGGTACCTACGCCATGCGCAACGTGCATGAGTTCATCTCGGAGGCGTGGTCCAACCCCGAGTTCCAGCGCAAGCTCGCCAACATCTCGATGCTGCCGCGTGACTTCCGGGCGCTTGGTCTGGATATGTCGAAGCTGGGCCGCATCAAGTCTGCACTCGACATGCTGAAGACGAAGCTGGCCGACGTGCTTGGCCTGCGGAAGATCTTCGCAGACATGGGACAGAAGCGCCCCACCAATGCTTTCGACGTTGCGATGGAGATCAGCAACTCCCTCATGGAGATCGCGCCGGAGGCCCGCCGCAAGTGGGCTGCTGGAGAGCGCTCTGGCTTTGCCGAGGATGAGGCGTTACCTGCTCAGGTAGCCGACTTGAAGGAGTCGGCCAAGGAAAAGGCTGAAGAGTTCCGCACAGCGTTTGTCGATTACAACCGTCCCATCGAGCGGGCGCAGGAGGGCATTCAGGCCCTTCTTGGCCAGCTTCCCGAAGTACTTCGTTTCTTCGAGCGCAAGCGGCTGCTTGAGGGCCGTACCATTGCACGGTTGCTCAGTGTCGCCCGTCGTGAAAGCGAGGCTGCTGCCAGCATCGCCAAGTGGGCGAAGGAGGGCGGCTTCAAGAATGCCAAGGAGCTCACCGATACGCTGAAGGCCCGCTATGCCGAGACGCGCAACGCCCAGCTCCGTGCCCAGAACTCGAATAGCAAAGGCACCGGCATGGATGATGCGACCGCAACGGCGCTCATGGATGCGGTGAGGAACGACCCCGTCAAGCAGAAGGCGTTCGACAAGATCGCTAAGCTGAACGATGACATGCGTGAAGAGATTTTCGACATCCTCAAGTCTGAGGATCTGATGACGCAGAAGGAGATCGACCACCTCAAGCAGAACTTCAAGAACTACACCTCGTTCGAGGGCTTCGCTGATGATGCTCTCGCCCAGGCGGTGGAGGATGCAAACGGAACTACGAACGGTAGGCGCAAGCTCTCGGTCATGGGCGACGAATACCGCAAGGCCGAGGGCCGTGACACCGAGTCGGATGATCCGATCCACAATATGTTCGGGAACCTCAAGCGTGCCATCGAGCGCTCCGAGCAGGTCCGCGTGACAAAATCCATGGCGGAGGCTGCGCGACGTGCCGGTTACTCCGCAGGTAACCCGGACTCGCCGTTCTATGTGGCTGGACCTAGCGATCCGCGCGTTGGCGGCATGCAGCACGCCTATGACGACCCGCGTGTCGTACCCTTCAAGGAAAATGGCAAGACCCAGTATCTCGTGTTCAAGGACGAGGCTCTTGCGAAGGCGGTCATGCAGCTTGCTCCGGCTGACCTCAATGCCGTGGCGCGTGCTGCTGACCGGGCGACCAATGTCGTCAAGGCTGGCTGGACGCACTACAGCCTGGTCTTCCTGATCCGCCACTTTATCTTCCGCTATCCTATCGAAGCGGCGATGAATATTCAGGCGATCCCCGGCGCGTCGAAGAACCCCCTCACCTACCTGAAGGACTCCTTCAAGATGGTGCCGGACGTGCATCGCTTCCTGCGCGGCGATACGGTGAAGGACGCCCGTGTCGCCAAGTATATGAAGGAGATGACCGATGAAGGTGGCGTCGTCTCGTTCGGGCACCTCTCGGACACTGATGCGTATAAGAACCAGCTGAAGCGCATCGTCGAGGGCAAGTCCACCAACCCGCTCGTCCGGTTCCACGAAGCCTGGCAGCTCACGCTCAACGCCGCAGATACGGCGGAGCGCCTCTCCGCCTACATCCGCGCTCGTGAGGCTGGCTTCACGGCGCAAAAGGCTGCACTGATGGCGCGCGACATCACGGTCGATTTCTCGCGGAAGGGTAATCATTCCCGCTCCATGAATGTCTGGGTGCCGTTCGGCAATGTCGCCATCCAGACCACGGCGCGTATCGCCAACAACGTGCGCTCCCCGGCCTATCGCCGCACGCTCTACGCCATGGTTGCGGGATCTGCTGCGGTCAACGCCATGAACTACCTTGTCGGCGGCAACGACAAGGACGGCACGCCGTGGATCGAGAAGGTACCCTCGTATGAGCGCAACCAGAACCTCATCCTGATGATGCCGTGGAAGGACAGCGACGGGGTGCCGGTTACTTTCAAAGTACCCTTGCCCTACCCGCTCTTCGCACTTCACGCGGCTGGCAACGCTGCAACGAACTTCGCCATGAGTCAGCTTGGAATCTCCAAGATGGACGGCGGTGACATCGCTTCTGGTGTCGTACATGGCGTGGCCGAGACGTTCACGCCGCTGGGTCACCAGATCAATTCGCTCTGGGAGCTGGCAACGCCAGAGGTGGCGCGGTTCGTGTCGGACATCTACGCGAACGAGAATCCGCTTGGCGGGCCGATCCACACCGAGCATCCCAAGAAGGGCATGCCGCGCTCCGAACAGGGTTTCAAGACCACAGGCGATGGCTGGAAGGAAGTCGCAAAGCTGCTGGCGAAGGTCGGCATCGACCGGTACCCCGAGGACATCGAGTACACGGCCAAGCACTTCGTGAATGCGCAACTTACTTTGGGCAGTAGCCTTGGCGCGGCAATCCCCAAGGTCGTCGTCGGCGGGCCGACCGATAAGTCGGACCTGAAGCGGTTCTATAATCTGACCGCACATGCCGACATCGACTCGGATGTGATGCAGCTCGTGCAGAAGAAGATGCAGGGCAGGCTGCTCACCAAGACCGAGCGCGAGCAGGTGGACTCGATCCTTGAGCACTCCGGCATGACAGCTCGCCAGCTCGTGGCTGTGCATAAGGCCGCGTCCGAGTTCAAGTCGATGCGCGGCAAGAAGGACACTGCTCTTTCCGCGAAGGAGCAGGACCGCTTCCTCCGGCAGAAGCTGACGGAGTTCAACCGTTTAGGAATTACTGGAGGATTTCACTGATGGCGCGCGAACGTGACTATCGGAAAGAATACGACACCTACCACGCCAAGCCGGAGCAAAAGAAAAAGCGCGCGATGCGTAACGCCGCGCGCCGGGAATTGCAGGCAGAAGGGCGTGTCTCAAAGGGTGACGGGAAAGAGGTCGATCACAAGAAGCCCTTGAGGGCCGGAGGCTCGAACGCTCGCTCGAACCTCCAGGTTACTTCAGTCAGTAAGAACCGGGCTTGGCGTAAGGGCCTGTGAGCCCTCGCCAACCGTGACACGCAGGTGATACCCAAGCGCATTGACGATGGCTTCTACGTCCTTGAGCTTGGGGCTGGTAGCACCCCTGATCCAGCAGTTGATGGTGCGCATACCGATCCCGGATGTCTTGGAGAGCTGGGTGACCGTCATGCGCTGGTGCTGCATCTCCATCCACGCCCACTTCACGATGGGATGAACTGACCGGCCTTCGGCGGGCTTGCTGCTTGGGCGGCGGTACCAGCGTGGGTTCGTGGCGGCGGTCTCAGCCATGGGCGACCTCCACCTTCTCGATGAGAATCGGTTCCGGCCGCTTGGACCATAACACCTTGGCATAGGCGCGCAGCACGACGATGGCGACGATCCAACCGCCCAATGATCCGACGGTGTAGAAGACGAACCAGAACCACTGGTAGAGATTATGAGGCATGAGCTGTACTTTCTTGGTTGATCCATTTGCAGACCGTGCAGCGGAAGTTCTTCGGTGCGCGATGGTCTGAGCATGATCCGGCGAGGATGAAGAATCGTCGCCGGTTATGGTACTCAAGGAAGACCTTGAGGTGGTTGGAGCCCGTGAGCTCCACGCCCGTTACTTCGACAGGTAAGTCCCTGATCTGGGCGAGGAACTCTTGCTGACGTTTTCGCATCCCGCTCATTCGACGAACTGGCTGAGCTTGGGGTGGTTCATATCGAGCTCGAGCAGCAGCTCGGTGGCGGTCGCCGCCAGCTCCGTGCCGCCGCCAAGCCGCCCGTTGACGAGGCGCAGGCCGAACTCCGATTCCATCTTCTTGGTCCACGACACGCGGGAGTGCCCCGCCTTGCCGATCCATGCGGTGAAGTAGCCCGAGGAGATGCGGATCAGCTTGTCCTCCTTGCCGATCTGCACGCGCAGCTCGGATACCTTGGACACGTCATTGAGCAGCTTGATCGAGCCCACCGGGGGCTTGCCCTTCGAGACATGGATGCGGTTCGTGATGATCGTGTTGCGCGAGCGGTGCACGTTCAGGAACTCGGCCAGGATGGCGGAGGCGTTCATGTCCGTCGTCACGTCGGAGGGCGTTGACGCGACCTGACGGCGGTTCTCGGAGAGCACCTCGATGAGGAAGTCCTTGAGGCCGGGGACGTCGATCTGGGTCAGGCCCAGCTCGTTGCCGTACTCAGCACCCTTGAGGATGACCGCCATGGTGCCGAACCAGAAGCGCTCGTCCTGCCGCCCGGCGTTGTCGCGGGAGAGCTCGTCCTGGATCGCAGCAACCTCGTTCTTGATGCGCTCATGGTTGGCCCCGAGGAACTTGGAGTAGGCCAGACCGGCATGGCCGAAGTTATCGCTGAGCTCGCCGGTGAGGCGCTGCACGGCACCCGTGTCGTTACTTTGCGAGGTACCGGGCGGCACGATGTACTCGAACATGCGGTAGAGGCCAGCGGTGGTGGAGCCCACCTCGCGCGCCATGGGGTCGATGAGCGAGTCGTTGGAGGCTGACGTCATCATCGTCTGCCAGGTACCCGACATCTTGAGCGTCGAGTCGGCGTTGAGGCGGGACTTTTCTGAGCCGCGCGTCAGGTCGAACACCACCTGACAGAAGCGCTTCACCTGCGCCTCCGACTTGATCTCGTCCCAGTACATGGGGAGAGCCTTGATGTGGCCCATCTTGTTGAGGACCGAGTTGGACGTATCGCTCAGACCCTGCATGGCCCGCACGGGGTCGCCCCAGACCGACTGCGCGGCCTTCATGGCGGTCGTCTTACCGATGCCCGACTCGGGGCTGTAGGCGTTGAGGATCAGGCCGGGGTGACCGGTGAAGCGCACGAGAGGCGCTGCAAAGCTCGACGCCAGAATGGCGCTGAGTGCCGGGCGCTTCTGGTCGCAGATCACCTTGACCAGCTTGTCCCACGACTCGCGGTTGCCGCGCGGGCTATACTGGTAGGCCAGCACGGGATCGGGGTTGGCAGCGGGTCGGTCGTTGTCCTTCATCCACACGCGACCGCCATAGGCGAAGCCCTCGATCTTGCCGTCGATAACCGACCAGCCGAAGGGTGATGCTGAGATGACGGAGTCCTTTGAATTTTGCAGTTTACGAAGCCATGCCACGAGAAACTCCTTGAGGATTTTGTAGTCTTTTTCCGAGCAGAAGAAGCCCCTGCCACCGAGGTACTTCGCCAAGCTGTCCTTGGCGGTGATTACTTCGGTAGGTATCTCGATTGAGCGACGCCGCCCGTTCTCGAGCCTGGTCGTGAAGTGCAGCGTCCAGGGGTCGTTGGAGAGCCAGCCGTTGGTCAGCGGGTAGGGGCAGACCGGGAAGGTGACCGGGTTGCCATCGTCACCTACGGTGCGCCACATGATCAGCCCGTCAGGGTTGCGCACATAGCGATCCGGGAGCGTCAGGCCAGGCTTGTCGGCGGTCTGAGCCAGCACGAAGTTGAGCGGGCTCTTGTTCTGCGCCAGCAGCGGGCAGCTCTGGCATTCCTTGCAACCGTAGGCGGCGATCTTCTCGCACTTCGGCCAGCCCATATCGCGGGTCTTCTGAGCGTTGGCGATCCGGTCATAGAGCTCGTCGGTGGCGAGCGCCGTGTAGCCCGGATGCTGGTCGCTCATCTTGTGCAGGGCGTCCCGGCCCTCCACAACGAAGTTGGCGACGACTGCGGTCATGAACCACAGCGGGTTGGCGTTCTCCTTGCCGCCGGTTCCGAGCGAGCGGGCTACGAAGCCGCAATGCTTGGCGACCTGCGCGATCTCGATCTCCGGGGCTCCGGTGGTGAGGCCCGCGCCGAGTTCGTCGTTCGCCTCGATCTTGGCGATTACCTTCTGAGGTAACCCCTCGACGTAAGGCTTGAGCGCTTCAACCATGTCATCATGAGATACCTCCGACCCGCAGCTCAGGAGCTTGACGGGGCGAGGCGGATCCCACTTGTGGTTCAGGGTGCCCGGCACGCGAAGAATGCGTACCGCATCCACCGTGCACTGGCTGTCGAACATGAGACCATGCTCTTGAGCGCAGCGCGCGAAGGCGTTGGCCAGAACCTGCCACTCGTCGCGGCCGAGGGTCTTGTCGAGCGCCCAGTGCGCATGGAAGCCGCCGGAGCCCGACGCCACCACGGCGGAAGGAACCGGGATGCCTGCCGAAGCAATGAAGTCCTTCAGCGCGTTGAGGGCGGTCTTGGTGTCAGGATATGCCCCGTCTTTGACATCAACGTCCAGAAAGAGCGACTTGATGGCAGCAACGTCGGGCCTGGCGCGCAGGGCTCGCAGATACTTGAAGCCCTTCTTGGAGACCTTCTCCTCTGCACGGAGCTGGGAGCTCATGCAGATGTAGATGTCCTTGGCGTCACCCTTCATCGCCCAATCGACGGTCTTCGCCAGCTCGTCGATGGAGGTGCAAGCGCGGCCATCCCAGAACTTCTTGCCGTTCTGTCCGGTCGAGCTCCAGTGTACGTTGAGATACTGACCCTCTTGGGGTTCAGGTAGAACCAATGAATGAAATTGCTTGTCGTGATTCAGCACGCTCTGCCCCAACATAATGGGAGTGAGGTAACCCTCACTCCCGTTGTCATGCCCTTAGAGAATGTCTTCGAGCAGCTGATCGAAGGACGTCGGCACGTTACCTGCCGAAGTACCGCCAACCTCTTCCTCGTCAGCGGTGATCTCCTGCTGCACCGGGGCGGGTGCAGGCTTCGAGGTCGCCTTCGGAGAAGTCGCCTTGGGCGCAGCCGCCGTCGCCGTGGCGGCTTTCGTGGCAGAGGCCGCACTGACCGAATTGTTGGTAGGCGAAGTCGCGCCAGTAGCAGTCGGGGCAGTCTTTGGAGCCGGAGAAGCCGCCATCTCGAAAGGGCTGGCCGGGACTGCTTCCTGCTCCTCCTGCTGGGCCGCCTGCTTCTGCTCGGTGGCTTCGTTCAAGAGCTGGGTGACGCGCTTGTCGTCGCGCAGCTCAGCGACCTGCGCAGCCTCGTCATCCGTGAGCGGGCGGATCGCGCCGAACACGAACTTCGGGAAGGCTTCCTTGGGGTCGAACGAGATGCGGCTGGCGACGGCGTAGTAGGGGTAGCCGTAGGAGTTCAGCATCTCACCGTAAGCCTTGAGATCCTTCAGTGAAGCAGCCGGGATGCGGAGCAGCATGGGTCCACCCATGAGCTCGTTGGCGATGTCGTTGACCGGCACCACGGCTACGCGGCGGGAGTCGGCGCACTGCTTGCCCTGCTTACCTGAGTCGGTAACGCGCGAGCCCCAGGCGTTGCGCGGGCAGGCCGCACAGGTCGGGTGCTGCTTGTTCTGGCAGGAGGCGTCGGGCTTGACGCCATCAGAGGACCAGCAGTCAGGGGCGGCATTGGAGCCGTCCTGATAACCGTTGGCGTAGAAGATCTTGGAGATCGCGGCCGCAGCCTTGACGATCACCACCTCGATGGAGCCACGCGGGCCATCGCCATCGTCGCGCATCAGGGGCGTTTCCTTGCCCTGATACTTGGTGGACCAGACCTTGCCACGGTAGCCGATGACGCCATAGGAGCTGGTGACGCCAGCGCCCAGCTCGTCGTTGGCAGCGGTCTGTCCAGCGAAGACAGACGAGACAGCGCCGAAGCCCTTCGGCAGGGTGAGTTGGGTAGATGCCATGATGTTACCTTCCAAAGTTACATGGGGATTTAGAATTAGGAGCGGCGAACGCCGACGGTGTAGGCTTGCGAGAAGTTCACACCGGGGGGCTGGACGCCCTGTTCCTTGATGAAATCGTCAACTGCATTGGCGTTGGCACGCCAGTCAACGAGGTCAAACTGCTCATTCTCGATGACGTATTGGCGGAATGTCTCGCCGTCAGCGATGGAGGCAGAGCGCCGGGTGGTGCGGTAGACGGTCCCGTGGGGCGTCTTCACGCTGTCGCCGCCAACGTCGTTCAGACGTTCCAGCAAGCGGCCGTTGAGGAGCTCCAAGTATGCACGAGCATTCTTGGTCTTCTCCTTGTGCGCGTCGTCGGCTTCCTTGATCTTATCGCGCAGCTTGACGTATTGGCCGACAAGCTCGTCGATATTCTCGGGCAGTTGCACTGCGACGTGAACGGTCATGGTGGGGTTTCTCCGTGGGTTGTTGAGAGTAGGCGATTCCGTGGTGGGGAACCATTACGATGTCGTTACTTGGAAGTAACTCCGAGGCTCTGCTCCAAATACGTCATGCGCGCTTCAAGAGCATCGACCCTTGCCTTCAGAATGTCAGTTTGCTGGTCTGACTTGTGATCCTTCTTGATGAAATTGGGGTAGACCTGCTCGCGCAGGTACTCGACGTTGCGCTCGGTCACGCCGTGCTGGCTTGCAACGGAAGTGTCGCTCCAGTTGCCACTGTAGTAGGACACGTCGCCTTCGGTGATGACGACGGTCTTGAGGAAGTCACTGATGGTGACGACCTGCTTGAAGGTAAGACGGTTCTGGGTCTTCATTTTCGCTGACTTTCTTGTTGGTGGTGGTTCGTGGGTTACCTGTGAGAGTTACTCTGAGCCGTCCTCGAACATCTCGAGAAGGGCGTTCTGGACGCGCTGCTTCGCACGGAGCTTCGCGTACATCTTCTTCTCCGCCTTGGTCGCCTGAAACATCAAGACCTGCTGCTTGTGCTTCTGGCCGACGCGGCGGATGCGGGCGTTGGCCTGCTCGAAGATCTCCAGGTTGGGGATCGGCGCGAACCAGATGATGGTGTCGGCCGCCGTCAGTGTGATGCCGTGCGCCATGCACTGGGGGTGCGCCACCAGAACCTTGATGGCCGTCGAGTTCTGGAAGAGGTTGAAGATCTGGTCGCGCTCGCCGCGCGGCGTGCCGCCGTAGACCGTCCTGACGTCGTAACCTTCCGAAGTAAGGCGCGCTGCGATGCCCTCGAGCGCATGGACGAACGGCACGAACACGATGACCTTGCGGTCGGACGAGTTCACCATGTCCACCAGCGCCGTCAGCCGGTCGTCGTTGTCGAGCGTGACGACTGCCTTGTCCTTGGAATAGACGTAGCCTGTGCTGATCTGGAGGAGCTTCATCAAGACCGCGCCAGCGTTCATGGCGGTGATCTCGTTGGATGCGACCATGACATGGGCATGGGCCTCCATCTTCTTGTAGACCTGCTCCTGCTTCGGCCCCATGTCGATGTCGATGGTGCGTTCGATAAGCTCGGGAAGCTCCACCACATCGTCGAGCGTGAAGCGCACGGCAGGCTGCATGACCTCGAACACCCGGTCCAACGCGCCGTCCTTGGGGGCGAACTTGAACTGCGTGATCTTGTTCATCACCTCGTCACGGAAGCGGTTGAAGTACTTCGGGACGGTGTGGGGCGTGATGATAGAACACTGCCCCCACGCATCCGTGGGCGCGTTGGGAGTGGGCGAGCCCGTCATCCCCCAGAGCCACTTCATCTTGGCGGTTACCTTGCGGGTAACCTTCGAGCGCTGGGCCTGACCGTTGCGATAAACGGCGAGTTCGTCGAGGATACAGGTGTCGATGTCGGGCCGCTTAGCGAGAGCATCAGCAACAACACCCAGCCCATCATGATTGACGATATACACATCAGCAGTGCTGTCAGAGAGACGGTCCAGTCGCTTCTGCTTGGTGCCATGTAGAACCTGTACCTTGACGCCCGGAAGGGTCTGGAACACCTCCTTGGCCCATGTGAAGTTGAGGGTGGACAGGGGCGCGACGACGAGCAGCTTGCCAGCCAGGCCCATGCGGTTGAGGTAGCGCCAGCTCCACAGGCTGGCCTTGGTCTTGCCGGTGCCCATGCCGTTGAGGACGTAGGCGCGCTGGTTCATGGTTAGAAGCGCGGCGGTCTTCTTCTGCACATCGAAGGGCTTGCCGCCCTCCCAGTCATAGTGCGCCACGACCGGAGCCGGGACGTCCATGCCGATGTTGCGCAGGTAGCGGGTGATGTTCGCCTCGTGGGGGACGATCACCAGCTCATTACCTTGAAGAGTAACGCGCTTGGCTTCGGGGAAGAACTCGTCGAACTCGGGACGCCATGGGATCCCGATGACACGGTGTTTCGGTGAGACGTGGATCATGTGGTGGCTACCCTAGAAGTAATGCGAGGACTGCTCGTATGTTTTTCTCGTTGACGCCGCATCGCTTTGCGGAGGTGATGGCGAACTCATAGTTACCGTTGTTCAGATGCTCTATGCACTTGCGATAGAAGTGGCCTCTAGCGAGTCGTTCATCCAGCAGCTGCGTGACCACTTGTCTGAACACCGCGCGTTGTTCACCGCCCATCCTGTGCGATAGCGGTCTCGGATCCGGGATTTCCCGAAGCATTCTTCACCTCTTCGATCCATGCCTTGAACTCTGAGAGCCCGTCGTTGTTGATCACGAAGCACTTGCCGCCTGCGTGCTCGATGTCTTCGATGGTGGCGAGCTGGCGGTCGGTCGGCTTCTGGCGGGGCGTTGCCTTCGCCTCAATTGCGAAGAACTTCCCACAGTAACAGCCCAAGTAGTCCAAGGTAGATACCCCATACCCACCGGGTACCGGCATATTGTACCAAAGACCATCGACTCGGCGGAGGTAGTCGCTGATCAGCTTCTTCACTCGGCCTTCCGGGGTCATAGTCGCTTCTCCAATCCCTATATGCGAGCAATGCGTTGTAGTACTGGCGGTCCACGATGACGTGCGAATCGAGAGCGCTAATCGTCATGGGGCCTTGTGCTGTGATGACGTAGACTTCATCGAGAGCGGGGTCGTAGAACAGATCCCCTACTTGGCGTTCGTCCTTGGGCTTAGATCCCATGATGCGGGCACGCATCGACCGGGCACCACTTGCGGCAGAGGTAGCCGGGCTTGGGCGGGAAGTTTGCCCCAGCGTGCGCGTCTTCCAGGAGCTTTACTCGCGGAAGTAACCCGGCCCAGACCTTGACCATATCCTCGCGGGTGAAGTCGGCGCGCGTCTCGGCATCTTCCTTCAGCCACCAGAACTCGGTGCGGATCTTCTGGATCTCGGGGTGGTGGGCGAACACGCACTGCGCCATGAGGGCAAGCTGCACGCCGTCTTCCAGGATCTTGCCCGTCTTGTAGTCGATGACCAGCGCCACCGGCCCGACGATCTTGATGACGTCAGCGATGCCGCGATACCAAGCGTCCTTGGCGAACCACTCGCACTTGCTCATGTCCTGACGGATGGCGAGCTGCTGCTCGACGAGGATCTTGGTTTCGCTGCTGCTCTTGCCGACGATCTTATCGACCAGCTTCTGGAACCCGTTGAAGGGCTTGGGCAGTGGAGCCTTGCCAGACACAGCTTCAGCGAGCGCCTTGTGCAGGGCGTTGCCGTACTGGAGCTGCTCGGACTCTTCCTCTTTTACTGTCTTGGCGACGTCAACGTTATAATATCGCTTCGGGCAGGTCTCGTAGTTCTTCAGCTTGGAGTAGGACCAGGCGAACTTCTTCGGGTTACTTCTGGTGGTAACGACGGTGGTCAACGGCGGGCTCCTTTGAGGAGCTGGACCTTCGCGCTCTTGGGCTCGGTATCCAGCGATGTGTTGAGAAGAGCAGCCGTGTCCTTGGCGAGCTGCTCATTGGTGAATGTTGCGATGGTGGAATAGCCGCCACCGATGCGCTCCTTGGCGAGGTAGAAGCTGCGGCCGT